GGATTGCATATACACCGTGGTGATGGATTCAAATTCGGAAACATCCACCGAAACTTGTGTTCTTGATTGAAATTCTTGGATTGTCATTGTTGCGAAAGTATTTGATGGGGTGGGCGTGCCACCCCGGTTGTTATTACTTGAATGAATTGATGATGTTCAACAAACGCTTGTTCAAGTTGTTTGTCTTTTCCTCAATCTTGGTGAACTTGTAACCGCGATTTATGTCAACGCCATTTTCTTTTGCGATGTCAAACCAATCATGCCTTGATTCTTCAAGAGCCGCAATCTTGGTTTTGATATTTACAAGTTCCATCACCTTGTCAAGATGTTCGGGATTTACGGCGATTTTCTTGTTGTAATACATATCACTTGCACATCCCCAAGAAAAGATTTGTTTCTTTTCTGCATAAACGTGGAATCCCACGGTCTTGAAATCATCGTTCTTTACGATTGTAATGTTGAAATTCATCATTGTTGCGAAAGTTTTATTTTGTTAATATTTCGGGGTTCTTGCTGGTATTTCGCGAAAAATGACGTAAATTTGCTATTGTTTTGCGTTCATTTTTGCTTTACCTTTGCAATGTTTTTCGTTTACGTTTGCAAAGATACGCAATGTTTCGCGAAATCACGCAATATTTCGTGATAAATTTTCGCTTTATGCGTGTTAAAAAGTGTTTCATTTGAATAAGTCATTGATTATGAACGATTTAGATATTAAGGAAATTCGCGCACATTTGGGCGTTACGCAAGCCGAACTTGCAAAAAGGCTTGGTGTAAGTGAAAGGACGGTTCAAAATTGGGAATCCGGCACGACAATTCCCGAAAGTAAGCACGCATTATTGCGTGGCTTGAAACCGCAAACGTATTTCGGCGGAAACGTTGAACAAACGAACGTGATGGGCAACAATAACATCCAAGGCGGAAACGCCGGGTTTACTGCCGAACTCTCCAAGCTGGTTGAATTGCTTGCGGCAAAGGAAACATCTTTGCAGAACGCGCAAGCGCACATTGACCGCCTGTTGGCTATAATTGACAATCTAACAAAACAACAATGATATGGATGCAATAAAAATCAAGGTCGCCGATTATTACGGCAACCCGTCTTATTATTCGGTTATGCCGAATGAAATCTTTGATGCGTTGGAATTGGCTTCGCTGAAAGGCGAAACAGAAACGGACGTGGACAAAGTATTGTTCACGCAAATGGTTGATAACTACAAAAAGAAAATGGCGTTATGCAAAAGGTGAAATATACATGGTTGGTGTTCGCTTTGATGCTGGTGAACATGGCTTGTTCTTGTTCGTCATCCTTGAACGATGATGGCGATGACGAACCGCAATTTGTATTGTCGGACATATCCGGCACATGGACGGAATATGCTTATAAATGTTCCGATGGTTACTTTGTGGATATATCCGGCACGGGTTGCGTTTATGAATTTGCACGCCCGGACGCGTTCACGAAATATCAAATCAAGGATGGGGAAAAGGAAATATTGACGCAAGGAAAATGGACTTACCATCCCGAAACACGCACGGCGGAAATCAAGGAACCGCGCGGATGGGATTTGACCATCAAATTTGACTTTGCCGTAAACGAAAACGCCACCTTATATATAATAGGGAAAACCGCGAATCAGAATCAAACAATAAAAGTCAAGCGAACAAGCAAATGAAAAAATACATCAACCCACAAGCAAACGCAATCCAAGCGCGCTTTTTCCAAGCCCTTGAATTGGCGATTCAATCCGGCAAGATTTCCGGGTTGAAAGGCTTTTGCCGCGACCATAATTTCAACCGCACCAAATATTCGTTGTTGCGCAATACATTGGGAACGGACGCGATGACGTACCGGGTTATTGATTTGGATGCGCTTTCTGCAATCTGCAAAGATGGCGGCGTGAATCCGGCGTGGTTGCTGCTTGGTGTTGGTGATATGCTATCAAATAAAGATTCATCAAAATGCACATCAAAAAAGGAATAAAGTTCTTGTTGCACAAGCGCGCCGCCGGGCAAACGACAAATCTTGCCATCCGAATGCGCGTCACGTTGCATGGCGAACGCCCGTTGGATTTCCCATTGCGGCAAAACATTGATGCCGCCGATTGGAATGCCGACACCATGCGCGCGTTGCCATCGTGTCCGGTGTGCGATGACATCAACCGAACCATTGACGAATGGACATCCGTTTGCAACGAAATCTTTGCGCGTTACGAACTCATTGAAAAGCGCGTGCCGACACCGGGCGAAATCAAAGACTTGTTCAATGATATGGTTGGGCGCAAAACGCAATTGAACGACACATTGCCATCGCCGGATGAAAAATTCTTCAAGGTGTTCGATATGTTCACGCGCGAAATGGGCAAGAAAAACCAATGGACGGACGGAACGTTTGAAAAGTTTGCCGCCCTCCGGCATCACATCGCAACGTATGATGCCAAGTTGTCGTTTCCATCGTTGACCGAACAAAAGATGCAAGGGTATGTTGACGCGCTTTTGCGAAAGGATATGCGCAACACGACCATTGCAAAGAACCTTGCGTTCTTCCGGTGGTTTTTGCGCTGGGCGCATCAAAAAGGATATTATCAAGGCAACTTGCATGAAACATTCAAACCAAAGATGAAAGGCGTTGACGGGAACAAGGAAATCATATATTTAACCCGTGACGAAATATCACGCCTTGAATCATGGGAATTTGCCGCGACACAACAAAGCCTTGCGCGTGTGCGCGATGTGTTCTTGTTCTGCTGCTTCACCGGGTTGCGATATTCGGACGTTGCAAAGCTGAAACGCACCGACATCAAGGATGGATTCTTTGATGTGGTCACACAAAAGACGCATGACGGATTGCGCATCGAACTCAACGACCACGCACAAGCCATCCTTGACAAATACAAGAATGACAACATCAAAGGCGATTTGGCGTTGCCTGTAATCTCCAACGTCAAGATGAACGCACAATTGAAAGTTATGGGGCAAGTTTGCGGAATTGACGAACCGACACGAATCGTGTACTTTCAAGGACACGAACGACACGAACAAGTATTTCCCAAGTGGGCGTTGCTTACAACACATTGCGGTCGGCGTACTTTTGTAGTTACGGCGTTACAACTTGGCATCCCATCCGAGGTGATTATGAAATGGACGGGGCATTCAGACATGAAAGCAATGAAACCTTATATGGCAATTGTTGACGAATTGAAAGCAAAGGCGATGGAACGCTTCAACAAGTTATAAAGTCCGGTGTACACGAAAATAAGTAAAGAAAAAAGGCGTACACGAAAATGTACACGAATTAAAAGGGGTAAAATGGCATTGTGTGGTATTATAAAACACCACGATAAAAATGAAAAACCCTGTGTGTTAGGTTTTTGGCATTTTCTGACATCAGAAAGGATTGCGGGTTTTAGTGCCTCTCTCTCCGCAATAAACGCTGAAAATCAGCAAATTATAAAACAAACACCCAATTTTATACCCAAGAATGTAAAGTTGGGTGTTTTTATTTTATTTAAGACGAATCATATTCGCTCGGAAAATAATTTGATAAAAAACAGAACAAACGAAAAAAACAACCAATTCATTTTCCGTAAGATTTCGTATCTTTGCAGTAAATAATAAATCAGGGTCTGTCATGATAATATATAATGTTTAAAAATCGTAGTATGAAAAAAAGTAGAAGAAAACGCCTTGTAATTTTGTGTATAGCTTTAGTTTGTATCATAGTTTTAGTTTTTTTATTGTTCTCTAAATCAACTTCTAATAATAGTACAAATCCACCTTTGACAGATGTTTTGACTGATAGCATTTCTCGGATAGTATCAGCTTGTCCTGGTGAAATTGGAGTGGCAATTATTATTAATAACACAGATACAGTTAAAGTTAATGATAAGAGTGTATATCCTATGATGAGTGTATTTAAGGTTCATCAGGCATTAGCTCTTTGCAATGATTTTGATAACAAAGGGATTTCACTTGATACCTTAGTAAAGATAGATAGGAATAGACTTGATTCAAAGACTTGGAGTCCTATGATGAAAGATTATTCCGAGTTGGTTATATCATTAACCGTGAGAGATTTACTTCGTTATACTATTGCTCAAAGTGATAATAATGCAAGCAATCTGATGTTTAAAGATATGGTCAATGTTGCTCAAACTGACAGTTTTATAGCCACACTTATTCCTCGTTCAAGTTTTCAGATAGCTTATACAGAAGAGGAAATGTCGGCTGACCACGATAGGGCTTACTTTAATTATACATCTCCTCTTGGTGCCGCAATGTTGATGAACCGTTTGTTTACCGAAAGTATTGTCAGTGGTGAGAAGCAAAGTTTCATTAAGAATACATTAAAAGAATGTGTGACAGGTACAGATAGAATAGTCGCTCCGCTTCTTGATAAAGAAAGGGTTTCTATTGCACATAAGACGGGTTCTGGTTATGTCAATGAAAATGGTATTCTTGCAGCTCACAATGATGTTGCCTATATATGCCTGCCTAATAATGTCTGCTATACTTTAGCGATATTTGTTAAGGATTTCAAGGGTAATGAATCACAAGCATCACAATATGTTGCGCATATATCAGAGGTCGTATATTCTTTATTAATACAAAATTCGGCAATTCCTTAAGTTGCGTTTACTTTGAAGCTTCAATGGTAAACATTATATAATTTATACAATATAAAAGCACTTCGTAACTATCAGAGTGCTTTTATATTGTCTTTTTTTCTATTATAACTTGAATCCTCTACTTTTTCTTGGTTCTTCCGTTGGTTGTCGCAAACCTTGCCGAAGTTTCTCCCATTGCTCTTTGAACCATTCGCTTATCGGTTGCCTGTTTATGGTCAGTACAAGTTTGCTATCATCGGTCGGATTCTTCTCCACCTTGAAGATGTTGTTTTTGATTTCAAACTTTCTTCTATGTTCCTCGGAATAAATCTTGCCATTACATTGGATAGCTTCTTTCCTTGTCAAAAGACAATCTATCATATCTTTGGTAAATCCAATGACAGCGCAGAGTTTTTCCATTCTCAACATTTCTCTAAGCATCGGAAACCACTTGAATGCCTTTTCAAGCAGAGTGTTCAATCGTGATATTTCCCTGTCTTTGGCTTCAAGTTCTTGGTTGTGTATGCTCTGAAGATTGCGTATCTGTTTGCCATGTCGCTCTTGCATTTCCTGCATTTGGATTTTGAGGGTGTCAATACCTTTGTCTCGTTTGGCAATCTCTTGGTGCAAATCTTCATTAGTTCGCTCCAGCTCTTTCATCTTTCCACTTCCGAAAAGAGAACCAACTCCGCTTGCTATGGCGGTGGCTGCATTGGTGGCTGTTTTCTTTAGCTTGTCAGTGCGTATTTCTGATTTCACCTGTTTCAGTTCCTGTTCAGCAAGACCTATCTGTTCTTCTTTGTGCCGTTTTGCAGCATCCATGCGTTGCAGTTCGGCTCTCTGCTTTTCAATGATGAAATCATTTCGTTCCAAATGTTCCTTTCCGGTCTCGGATTTAGATTGCCCACGTTGCATGGAGAGGATGTCAGATGCCAAAGTCTGCATTTCCATCATATCGTCATCATTGAGCTTTTGGCTCTTGCCCGTGTCGTGGTTCATCCAGTCGAATACGATATGGGCATGATAATTCGGCTTAAACCACTTTTCACCGACTTGGAAACTCTCCCTATCCCCGGTTTTGGGTTGTCCACTAAGCCAGTGTCCCTCGTCCTTATGCAGGAAGATTTGGAGCGGTGTAATACCCCAGCGTCTCTGGCACTCCTCACCAAACTTTCGTACATCTGCCAGTGTTGTATCTGGTCTGATGAGCAATACTCCCTCACGGATTGGAGAACATCCAGCCACTTTTATAATCTTTCCATTCTTTCCCTTGCGCTCACGCTCCTTTTCCTGCATCGCTCGTCCGGTCTTTTCCTTGACCATCCGTTTGATGCTGTCATAGTGCGCCTGCAGGTCAGGACTGCCGAAGCCCGGGTTTATCCACTGCTCGTTATTGGAAGTCAGTTCGGGTACAATGTAGATTCTGGACTCGCCGATATTGCGCATGTACTCGGCAGTTCTCCGGTTATGAGCCCCGCTTGATGTCACTCTGCAGGGTTTGATATGTATGCTTGATTTTGTTGCCATATTCTTAAAATTTGATTTGGATTGTTGATGAAATCTTCTGTTGTCCGCTCATAACCGCACAGGGTTCTTAGGGGTGCAACCCATAAGCGGAGATTGCAAAGAGAGGGGCACTCTTTGCTCGGGGTTCTTAGGGGAGAAACGCCCTGAGTGGGTCATTAGGGCAAAGCCCTAATCCCCTCGGGAGAGCCCACAACTACGAAAGCGAAGCGTGTAGTTATAGTGGGCTATAACCGAAAGCCGTTTTTCTTTTTCGGTGGTTGGCTGCGCACCCCTTTTGCAGATTGAACTTGCCTGTTTCTTTCAGTCTGTTTCTGTAAGTATTCGTTCAAGTCCTTGCATCCGCTGTATGTCTGCGAAGCGTCACGGATGTATAAGTCCCTGCCGTATTCCTTATAGATTTGCTGCATGGCTTCCATTCCTGCACGGTCATTGTCAAAGAAACAGTGGATGCGCTCATAGCTTCCCAACGGATAGATTGCTTTGGAAACATTGGCTACTGAGTTCAACACCATATAATCTTGCCTGTCCAGTTCGGGATATTTCGGGCAATTCTCCAATCTCAAAGTAAGAAATGAAAGATAGTCCATAAATCCCTCAAACACATAACATGTTTCCCTCGCTGTTCCCGGCTGTTTGATATGAGAAATCTCTTTCGGTGCGATGCATCCCTTGAAATACTGGTTGCGGATTTCATACCCACCCGACACATTGGGAAAGGCGATGGCGAAATACCGTTTGCCATTATGGGTGAAGTGCGCTTCACTGCATTCTCTTTTCGCCATTGCAATGTTTATTCCCCTTTCCTGCAAATAAGCAAGCAGGGCAGGAGAAGAAAGCGGTACAATCTCCAGTTGTTGAAAACTTGGCTCGGAAGATGATTGCTTGCCAAAAGAAAAAGACACGGGGCGAATACGGGGTGTCTGTTCTTCGATTTTTTGCAAGAGGTAAGGCACATGGTCGGAACAATAAAGTTCCTGTGCCAGTGCGATGATATTCCCACCTTTGCCGAGTGCAAAATCATACCATTGGTTACGTTCTGTATTTACCTTGAACGATGCTTCCGTTTCTTCCCTTAGTGGTGACTTATACCACAGGTTTATGCCCTGTTGTTTGACGGGTGAAAATCCTAAACTGTGCAGATAATCCGCTATTTTGATTTGTTTCGCTGTCTGTATATCCATAAGACGATAGGTTTAATGATAGTTGAATTGGTTTATTTTCTCTTTTCGCCCGTACCTCTTTATGAAGTACGGTCTGTATAATCACTTCACTTTATTTTCGTATATATAGAGTACGGTAATAAAGTGAAGCGGTTTTGCCACATTTCGCAACCACTTCGCTTTATCCCTAATATATAGACCCCCGGAATAAAGTGAAGCGATTGCAAGGTGTGGGCTAATAGTGGAAGTCGGGCATGAACGTGTACTTTCTGCCGTTCTCCTGCACTATCATTCGTTTGTTCCGAAGCATGGTGATGAGCGATACCGCCTTTTTGTGGTTCAACTTTACCCCCACAGACACATAAGTCTTAATTAAGGTGTCCTCCAGTTCCTTGTAGCCATATTCCTCTTTCAGCCCGAAAACTGCTTCCAATGCGATGCGGTGCTGCTGTTCGGTGATATGCCTGTAAGGGTCGAACTTTTCCTCTTCCGGTCTTCCCGGTTTCTTGGTTTCGGGCTTGTAACCCTCCAACAGTTCAGGTATGGCATTGTCATTGATGCGAAATGAAAAAGGCTCGAAGTCCATTGCCCGTATGTGCATGGCTGAAACATTGCTTATATCTCCATTGCTCTTGTCCTTTTCCACAAGAAGGACAGTTTCAGCCTTGTTGTTCAGTTCCGTACCGATATGCCCCCTTGCGTTCTCATCGCCCTTGTTTTGGTGGAGTATCGTGTGGATATGTATCTGCCTGTCGTCCGTCCACTGCATCAGCTTTGATATGATGCGTGTCGATTCACCGGGGCTGTTGATGTCATATACCATGTCACGGATGCCGTCTATGATTACAAGCCCTATGTCAGGCGTATTGTAAATAGCCTGCTCTACAATCCTGATACGCTGTTCGGGCGTGTATTTCCTCAAAGCAAGAAATTCCAGATGCTCATTGTCCCTGTCATCTGGAAGCCCAGCCATCCGTAAAATACGTTTCATGACTTTCAGACAATGATAAGGACTTTGTTCCGTGTCCACATACAGGATTTTCCGTTTCTCTTCGGGTAGTTCCGCCACATATCTTAGCACTGTACCATTCTTCAATGCTGCCGCCACGATAGCCGACACATTGAAAGTCTTTTTGCTTTTGGCTTTGCCGATTGATGCACTGAAATTACCCAGTGTACCAATGACCGAACCTTGCACTTTTAGAATCTCAGGTGCTTTCTCATAGATTTTCGACAGGCTCAGGCGTGAGGCTTGCCAAAGGATTACGGCTTCTTCCGCCGATATTTCTTTTATATCTTTCATATAATCCATAAGTACACCTCCCGTTATTTTCGTCCTCCGGTTTTCTTTCCAGCCAGTTCAAGGGCAAGTTCCGCATCCACGATAATCTTGCGCCCTATTTGCGTAATGGCTTTGTCTATCTTTCCGCTTTTCTTTATACGGTTGGCGGTAGGCAGACTGCACCCGAACAATTTGGCAATGCCAAGTATTCCGTACACATACTTTCTTTCTGTGTCCGTAACGGGCTGTGGCTGCGCTTCCGTTTGGTTGGAAGCGTACTTGCTTAGAAATATGAACTCTTCGCCTGTCATCTGCCAGACGGGTTTTAATAATAACTCTTGAAGATTTGTCATCGTCCAATCTATTTAGTCGTTAAACAATCAGCCCTGCGCACTGGCTGTTATTTCTGTTCTCGAACGATGCAAAATTAGGTATGGCTGTAAGTGGTAAGGATGTGGATAATACAAATGGGATACTGCGCTATCTCATTAAATATCAGACAATAAAAATACCACTCAAAAATTAATTTGAGTGGTAAAAGTGGTAATTTCGTAGAATGTCAGGTTATATCACGAATTATCCGAATATGCTTTCCATTTCCTTTGCGAATTTCTGGTTGCTGTCACTCGGAAAATCGGAAACAGGTTCTTTGTATTTCGACCTGTAATAGCTCTCGTCAATATCCAACAATTTTAATATTTGGCTTCTCCATTCATCCCTGTATTGCTTGGATAGTTTCTCGCTCATCAGGAATATCAGGTAACACACCCGTATCTTTTCCCTTGCCTTGATTTTTAGTTTATTCTTGCAGGGGTACAGGTTTATATTGGCATAGAAATCCGCTATGGTAATGGCTTCGAACTGTTCCCCGACACAGGTTTCATGAATGGGCGAAAGCTGCTTCATGTCAAAATATTCATGTTGTCCCTCCGGGCTATTCTGTACTTCTTCTTGTTCGTTTTGCTTGACTGGTTCATCCTGCTGTTTTTCTTCCCTATCATTAGGAAGGTACTTTTTTAGGACTTCCATAAAAAGAAGACTTAGGCGGTAAACATTGCCGGAAAGGTTTTCTATATATTGAAAAGCCTCTTTCCTGTCTTGCTTTTGCAGTTCATAAAGTTTATCCAATTCTTTCTTTTCCTTGTCGTATTCAGCCTTGCAGCGTTCATATTCCTTTTCTGCCTGTATTTCTTCTTCGTCCGTATGCTCCCGAAAACCAATGAAATCATATCTGTGGTATGCGTCATTCAAAGGCTCGTGCAACTTGGTGGTAATCTCCAACTGGTCTTTAATTGCAGAATTATGCCTGTCTGCGTAGTGAAAACACACACGCTTTATGACGTCATCATTCAGCGGTTTTGTTTCATAAGCCCGTATATTTTTTTCTATTTCGATTTTCAGACTATTGAGAATCAATGTGTATTGTTCTTTCTGCTTGTCAAGTACCAGTTCAAGGATAGCGGCTTCAAAAGCCTTTGTATCATTGTGCTGCCTGTAAAAGTCGGTGATGAATTTCTGCTTGTCAAAAGAAAAAGCATAATTGGTTACCCAATCATTATATATTCTATTGAGTTCTCCATATTGGGGAATCAGTTTGTTTATTTCTCCTGCCATAGACTTCAATTTTGGGGATTATTGTCCTTGTCAAGGAAAGATGCCAGTTCTTCTTCCACCTCTTCCACACTTGGCAAAGCTGATTTCAAGTTTTCGGGTATAGCCTTGCTCAGTTGATAATCGCTGATGCCTATCGGTTGGTCGTAGCCTGTCAATGCGTATTGTGCTACCACCTCATCTTTTCCTTTGCACAGCAACAGCCCGATAGTCTTGTTGTCATTTTTTCCCCTCAGTTTGTCATCCACCACATTGATGTAGAAATTCAGTTGCCCTGCATACTCCGGTTTGAATGGAGTAGCTTTCAGTTCTACAACAATGTATGCGTGTAGCGGAATAGAATATAGAATCAAGTCGGCAAAGAAATCACTGTTACCTATTTGAAAATGCTTCTGCCGGGCGACAAAGGCAAAACCATTGCCCATTTCCAACAAATAACGGGTAACGTGCTTTACCAGCTGCTCTTCTATGTCCCTTTCGTCTGCCTTTTCTTTCGCTCCAGCCAAATCGAAGATGTACGGGTCTTTCAATAGGTAATTGGCAAGGTCGCTTTGTGGTGCTGGAAGTGTGGCTGTGAAATTGTTTACCTTGTTGTTGTTGATTTGTCTGTTATATAGGTTGTTTTCAATTTGCATTTTCAGCACATTGCTACTCCAGCCCATTTCTACAGCCTGTTTCATATACCAATATCCTATGCCTAACGGTAACGAACCGTTAAGTATGACCATTTGGCTTGCCCAGTTTATTTTGGCAACAGGGGATTTCAGGAAAACTTTTTCTATTTCCCTAATCTCCATCCTGTAAATGGCAGAAACTGTTTTCTCCACATCCTGAATTTGCGCAGGAACTTCCTGCGTAATTTCTAAAGATTGACAATCAGCGGATTGTATTTGCGCAGTAAGTTCCTGCGTAAATTGTCCGTTGTTCAGTTTCAATACTTCATCTGTAACATTCTGTATGCTTGGAACAGACAGCCTTGTGTCTGTATCAATGAAACTTCGTAGCACGTTCAACGGATATGACCGTGCAAATTGGCACATATAAGTAAGGTTACGCTCCGAATAACCTTTCTTTTCGGGGTAATTGAACCGGATAGCCTTTGCCAGTTGCTTGATGATTTTGCTTCCCCAGCCTTGCAAGTTCTGATGATACAGGATATAGTTGCCCATTTTCCAGTAATGGAACAGCATTTGCGCATTGGCTGCGGCAATCAGCCGGACTTGCGCCTGTTCTATTTCCGAACCGACGGCATGAACAAATGCGTCAAAGTCCGTTCTTCCTATATGATATTCTCTGTTATTTTCCATTCTAATGTTTATTGTTGTCGCAAATATAATTCAAATAGCTGATAATCTATGAAACTGATTGATACTTTTATAGTTGGTTAAACTTGTTCATGGCATTTGCCTTAATATCATCCGCTATGTCAATATAGGGTTTCATGGCTTTATAGTCACTGTGCCCCGTCCATTTCATCACGACTTGTGCCGGAATACCGAGAGCCAGCGCATTACAGATGAATGTTCTTCTTCCTGCATGGGTGGTTAATAATGCGTATTTCGGGGTGACTTCATCTATACGTTCATTTCCTTTATAATATGTTTCCCGTACAGGCTCGTTGATTTCAGCCAGTTCCCCCAGTTCTTTCAGATAATCATTCATCTTCTGATTGCTGATAACAGGCAGTGCCATGTGGTTTTCAAAATGGACTTCCTTGTATTTTTCGAGTATGGTTTTACTGTGGTCGTTCAGTTCAATTATCAGGCTGTCTGCCGTTTTGACTGTGGTAACTTCGATGTGGTCGGGTTTCACATCGCTTCTTTTCAGATTACGAACATCTGAATATCGCAGGCTTGTGAAGCAACAGAACAGAAAAACATCCCTGACACGTTCCAGATATTGTTTGTCTTTCGGTATCCGATAATCTTTCAGCCTGTTCAATTCGTCCCAAGTCAGGAATATCACCTTTTTAGAGGTGGTTTTCAATTTGGGCTTGAAAGTGTCGTATGCAATATTCTGATGATGCCCTTTCTTGAAGCTCCAGCGCAGAAACCATTTGAGGAATCCCATCTGTTTGCCGATGGTGCTGTTCCTCATATCCTTTTTGTCACGCAGGAAATTTACATACTCGTTCAAGCCGAACTCGTTGAAGTATTCAAAGGTTACATCTTCCTTGAACTCTTTGAGGTGGTTTTTCACTGCTGAGAATTTCTCGTAGGTGGATGCCGTCCAGTTATTCTGATTGCCACACTCCTTTACAAACTCATCGAATACTTCCCAAAAACTTATTTGTGTTTCTTCCTGCTGCTCTTCGCTGGTGTCTTTCATCCGCAGGTTGAACGCATCCTTTAGCTGTTGGGTGGTCGGTATGGTTTCCTGTACCTCAAACTCCTTGAACACGTTTTGAATCTCGGCATAATATTTCAGCAAGTCCGCATTGATTTCGGATGCGCTTTGTTTTAGTTTGTTGGTGCATCCGTTCTTTACCCGTTGTTTGTCGGCATCCCATTTGGCTACGTCAATCCGGTAGCCTG